CGTGAGTGTTGATGCTTTGAAGTGGGAACACAACATTTACAAGCGCATTTTTGACAACAACCCCGAGTTAGCTGCACTGTTAAAGGTGCAGTTGGATAACGAAGGGGTGGCGTACGTGGATGGCCATTGCTTGAAGTATAAGGCGAATGGCACAAGGGCGAGTGGTGACATGAACACCGCCTTAGGCAACTGTGTTATCATGTGCTCTTTGGTACGCGAGTATTTGAGGAGCATTGGTGTGGTGGGGGAGTTTGCCAATAATGGTGATGACTGCCTCATCTTTCTTGAGAAGAGTGACCTATATAAGATCAAGGGTCTGTCGGAGTGGTTTCTGCGGTATGGGTTCGAGATGGAGGTCGAGGAGCCAGTGTTTGAGTTCGAGGAATGTGTGTTTTGTCAGACGCAACCCGTTTTAGTGGATGCGGCTGAGGACAAGTGGGTGATGGTACGACAACCCACTGTGGCTATGGCAAAGGATGCCTTAAGCTTGTCCGTTAGCACTGAACTTGGATTTCGGCAGTGGTGCTACCAAGTCGGGGTGGGTGGCAATGCGTTGTACGGTGACATGCCAATCTTTTGTGAGCTTTACAAGGCTTACCAGAGGGAGGGAGTTGCTAGCAATGTAGCTCATTCGGCTATAATTTCGGACTCAGGGTTCATGCGAATGGCCAAAATACCAAGGATCAGAGGAGAATATGCCGGGTCTATATCAGACGATACGCGAGTGTCGTTTTTCAAAGCCTTTGGTTACCCACCATCAATGCAGATAGCGATGGAACGTGAGATTAGAATGTTGAGTTTTAAGGGAGTGAGGGACTTGAGTGAGAATATTTCCTTGAGTTCCGGGTTGACGACAATTTAACCCTACGGGGTTCCGGGTAGAGCCAAGCCAGCGGAGTTGATGTGTTTACACAGGGAATTGACCCCATGTGTCAGCCCAATTCTGGCCACATCGTAGTACGGTTTAACGACTAGAAAAGGTGTGGTTCGGGAAAGGGAAATGCGAGTCAGATTCCGCCGTGAGGAGCTCTATGATGCTATGCCGGGCCTGTATTTACGTTCGTTGGCTCTTGGGTGGGGGCGGTTACAAGTGGACCTGGCGGTGAGCCTAGTTCATCGTCAGGTCGCCATCACCTGGGGGTCAGCCTTAGGACACGCAAGCTTCGGCCCTCGACGTGTTTTTACAGGTATAGCAACGACGCATAGGTAGTGCCATTGGGCGACTTATTACGTCTTGGTCAACAACACAAACTAGAATTTAATATAAATTTAGCGGGAAGAGAATCGCAGACTGAACCACTCAGGGGAGAATGACGAAGAAGAAGAAGGCAGTTAAGAGTGGAAATGGAAAGGGAGGAAAAAGCGGGAAGAAGGGGAAAATGGTGGGTGTTAAGAGAAGCAATACTATCGGGAAACGTAAGGTCCCAGGTAGCAACGCTGGTCTCTTGGTTCGAAATGCGCTGGACGCGTTTCATCCAATGCATCTCCCACTACACACCCCGACAGGGAAGTACTTGACGGTTAAAACCCGGCGCACGTACACGACAACCGATTATTTGGCGTTGTTCGGGCCCACGACCTACGGGTTTGGGCCTGGCAATACCTTTGATTGGACGACGACAGTGGGCATCGTTGCGCCCACGTCGGCAACAGTTATGAACGGTGCTGGGTGGAAATACATCGGCTCGCCGTCACCGCATGGTGGTGATAGCACTGAAGCCGGTTTGGTTGAGTGCGTTCCAGCGGCTTTCTCAGTACAGGTGATGTGCCCTTCGTCGCTAACAGCGGCGTCGGGCACTATTGCTATGGGGAGGTTGCCCGCAAGCGCCGATGCACCCGGCACTGGTGACACCAGGACAGCAGGGACGTTTGCGGACAGTGTGATGTCGTTTGGACAGCCGAGATGGTTGACCGGGGCAAAGTTGGCTATGAACCCAGTTCAGGCCAATTGCGTTCCCGCGAACCTCACGGAATATTCGAACTTCTCAGCCACTGTCGTGACGCCCAATGACTTTACTGGTCAAACATGGTCGGCGGCAGGTGCACCAAACTTTGCAGGTTTAGCCCCTGTATATCTGGTGAACCCATCGAACATACAACTACAGGTGACCGTATGCG